CGCCAAATCCAGAACCAATATTAGGATCTAATATAACAGGACCATTTATACTACTCCATTTCCAATAATATATATTATTTATATTATAAAAATATGGTGGAATACTATAATTTGTTCCTTGTCTATAACTATATTGATAAAATTTAAAAAATTAAACAGTTTAATTTTTTTCATTGAATCATTGTAATATTATTGTATATATTAAATGGTTATATTATTAAATCTGATGTCATTACCATTTTAATTATACCACCTGTTCTATACCATTGTCCAACAATTAATCCTGCATTTAAAGCACTTTGATTATTATCATATTCATTTAAATTATTTATAATTTTACCTAATATATTTAAATTAGAATTTATAGATATATTATTATTAAATATCATATTATTATTAACTATTAAATTAGATTGTAATGTATTATTTCCATTAATTATTAAATCATTATTGATATTTAATTTAGATAATAATGTTACATTATTATTAAATATAGATTTATTATTAATATTTATATCAGATAAACATGATATATTATTAAAATAAGAATTATCATTAATTTGTAAATTAGATAATATTGTTCCATAATTTAATATTGTATTATTTAATATGCTTAAATTTGAAGTATATAAATTATTAGATAACATATTCGAATTAATATTTAATATTGATAATATACTTATATTATTAAATGTTAAATTATTATTTATAAATACTGAATTCATTGTAGTATTATTTAATTTAGAATATCCAGAAATATATAAATTATTATTAATTGTTAAATTATTATTTAATAAATTATTATATATATATAAATTAGATGCTAATGATATATTTTTTAAATATATATTATTTTTAATATCTAATGATTTATATAAATTAACATCATTATTTAAAATACTATATCCCGTTATATACATATTATCATTAGATAATGTTAATATATTTTGTTCTATTGATAATGGTGGTTTTATAGTTATTAATGTTCCTAAATAATTAGACTTTATGAATCCATTATTAGATATTCCCATAATTTCTATGCCACTTAAATCACCTTTATCAAATCCTGTAAATGTACTAGAATTAATATTTAATGATAATATTTTATCATTAATTTTTAATTCTGATGATGCAACATATAATGATGTTCCAGATATATTAATTATACTATTATTAGTTCCTATATTTATAATATTATTCAATAATGATAAAGATGTATTATATGATAATATATCTTGAATAAATATATTTTTATTTATTATATTTGAATCAATATATAAATTAGATATTATTGTGGTATTATTTAAAATTGTATCTATTTGAGTATTTAATTTATTATATATTGTAATATTATTACATTCTAAATTTGATAATAATGTTATATTATTATTTAATAATGAATTATTATTTATATTTAAATTAGAATTTAATGATATATTTAAATTTTCTATTAAATTATCTATATTTAGATTTGATAATAAAGATATATTTTTATAATTAACAAAATTATGAGATACATTTAATGTTGATAATAATGAAACATTACCTTTTAATGATGTATTTATAGAAATATTTGATATATTATCTAATCCGAACATTTCTCTATATTTTAAAATTAAATAACTATCTAATAATGACATTTATTATATATTAAGTTAGATTTAAAAAAATATTATATTTACTTTGCTAAAAAAAATTTTATAAAATTTATTTTTTATCTTTTTCTTTGTTAAATTAATTATATGATATCTGATAAAATTCTTATAACTTATTATAATCCTATATTTAATGATATTAAAAATAGTTTAAAATATAATATAAATAAATATAATTTATATCCACAATATAAATTATTAAATGAACAATTATCTTATAATATTATAAATTCTATTAAAACTTCTATATTAAATACATTAGAAACACCTTATTATTATAATCTATTTATAAATCAAGGTTATGATAATATATTAGAAGTTATTAAAGCATCATATATATCAGAAATAGATTATAAAAAATATTTTAAATCTCTTTTAATTTTTAAATATTATATTAATAATAATAATTATAATTTATATTATATATTAAAAATATTATACGAATATCAATTTATTAATATAAAATATTATTTTATTAATATTAATGATATTAATAATTTTATAATTAATACAATATTAGAACATATAAAATGTTTAAAAAATTATAATATAATATATCCTTTATTATTAGAAAAAATATATAGTATAACAAAACTAAATAATATTAATGATGATATATATTTACATATTATATCATCATTATATTATACTAATGAATCAATATATACTTGTAATTTAGATAATATATCTTATGAATTTATAAAAAATAATTATCCTAATTTAATTATAAATAATAATAAAAAAATTATTAATATTATTGATAAAATAAGTTATTATCAATATCCATCTACTATAATTATAAAAAAAAATAATAATATCACAATTAATAATAAACTAATTAATAATAATAACATACCTATTAGTAATATACCAAATAATAATTATAATAATATTCCAATTAATAATAATTATAACTCAATTAATAATTATAATAATATACCAATTGATAATAATAATATACCAATTAATATTCCAATTAATAATAATTATAATAATATACCTATTAACAATATACCAATTAATAAACCAATTAATAATTATAACAATATACCAATTAATATACCAATTAATATACCAATTAATAATAATTATAATAATATACCTATTAACAATAAACCAATTAATAAACCAATTAATAATTATAACAATATACCAATTAATAAACTAATTAATAATTATAATAATATACCTATTAATAATATACCAATTAATAAACCAATTAATAATTATAATAATATACCTATTAATAATATACCAATTAATAAACCAATTAATAATTATAATAATATACCTATTAATAATATACCAATTAATAATAATTATAATAATATAGCTATTAATAATATACCTATTAATAATAAACCAATAAATAATATTAATAATATACCAATTAATAATTATAATATACCAATAAAATATATTAGAATATATAAATATCCAATTTATTATCTAGATAATAATCTAATAAAATATATTATAAAATAATTTTATAATTTATATTGATTCATAATATCTTTATAAGCTAATTCAATATTCTTTGTAAAACTAATAGTATTAGCTAAATCAGAATTTAACATTTTAAATCTTAAAGTTTGATGTAATAATTTTAATTCAGATTCATTATGTGCTAAATCTATAACTTTCTGAATATATTCTTCAATAGAATATGCTATATATTTTTCTAATCCTAAATTACTTAATAAACTAACACCCACCCGTGATACATATGTAGTTCCAGCTAATGTAATAATAGGTGTATTCATATATATTGCTTCACTACTAATAGTTCCACCATTATAAGGAAAAGGATCCAATACTATATCCATATTATTATATAATGATAAAGCATCAATTATTGGTTCATAAGCTATATCTATTCTTTCTTTATCAATACCTCTATCTATAAATAATTTAATAATAGTTTCTTTATAATATGAACTTTTATAATAACAATATCTTAAAAAAAGTTTAGCTTCTGGTAGTCTTTTTAAAATTTCACAGAAAGTATTTAATGTAGGAACTGATAATTTTGTTGGATTATTAAAACAACATAAATGAATTTTATATTTATCTCTACTATAATTTTTATTAGATTGAATATCTACAGGTGGTGTATAACATTGAAAACCATTAGGTAAATAATAAAATTTTTCAACAAAATATTTTTGTGTTTCAGGAGGTGATGCATATTTATCAGTAAATCTATAATCAATTTCTTTTAATCCATTTGTAGATGGATATGCAAAATATGATATTAATACTCTTGCCGGTTTATATTGTAAAATATTCATTCTAGTATTTCTTGTATGACCCATCATATCAACTAAAATATCTAAATTATCATCAATTATAGTTTTTAATCCAATTTCATCTGTAGCTTGTGATAAATCTCTCCATGTAGCATTATTATATGACCTTAATATACCTGCTAAATGATCACCTATACTTTTCCCTGTATCACAACAATCATAACAATATATTTCAAAATCATTAGTATTATGATTTTTTAAGATACTATTAAACATAAATCCAACTGGATGTGTAATAAAATCACAAGATATATACCCTATTCTTATTTTACCTTCTTTTTTATTTCTATTTAATTTATTAGATATTTCTATTAATTTTTCTTCTTTAGGAAAATATTTATACCATTCACATGATCTTTCATAAATTTCTTGATCTGATAATTTCCAATTATATAAATTATTAAATATAATATTACTTAATACTAATTCTTTTTTCCTATTTTCTCCCATTTTATGACATAATTCTAAAGATTTTCCATATGTTTCATTTATTTCATTATCTATATTTTCAACTTGTGCTATTCTTAATAATTTTAAATTACCTAAATTATTATAAGCATTTACATTATTAGGGTCTAAATATATAATGGTTTCATATAAACCTATAGCATCATTATATAAACCTAATAATTCATATTTTTCTGCTAATAAATTTGCTAATTCTATTTCAAAATTAATACTTAATGCCGATCTAGCATATTTAATAAATTTATTAATTTGTCCTCTTTGTAATTCTAATAATGCGATATTTTTATTAATATTATAATCATTTTTTAATTCTAAACATGATTTAAAACAATCTTTTGCTCCATCAAAATTTTGAAATTGATAATTTGATACTCCTATATTTAATTTAATTACAAAATACTCATTTAATGATGGGAAATATTTAATTTTAATAAATTCTTCTAAACATTCTTTCCATTTATTTTCTGAAAAATTTTTTAATAAATTTTCAATATTATTTTTATGTTCATTTTTTATATATTTTCTATATTCTACAATTATATTTAATACATCTTTTTCAAATTTATCACATATATTTTTCCATAAATAATTATTTTTAATATATTCTCTATTTTTCTCTCTTAATTTATCTTTCATATTATCACTTAATTCTATTAAATTATTAGTTTTATTTATAAATTCTAATACATAATTATTAATATCAAAATTATGTATATTTATATTTACATAATCATTTAAATTATTCATCGTTTCTTTTAATGCTCCTAAATCTGATGTTATTACTAAACATCCACATGCCATAGCTTGTAATACTGTTATACAACTTGTTTCTTGAAAAATATTAGGATATGTTAAATATTCTATATTAAATAATTCTTCTGCTAATTTAACTTGAGATATACCTTCATTACATTTAACATCTTCTAAAGTTTTAAAATCATCATAAATTTTATTATCATTTTCTTGATTATAAATATTTAAATTTGAATAAATATTTAAACTTAAATCATTATATTTATTTTTCAAATATTTATATATAGGTGCTAATAAATTTAATCCTCTCCATGGTATTGAACAATATGTCATTGAATTTTTTATTTTATTTAATGGTAAATCTATATATTTTTCAAATGGTTTTCCAATTCCATTTCTCATAATAATAGTTTTATTATATTTAATATTATAATGTTCTATATATCTTTTCCTTTGCCATTCACTTACAAATATAAATAAATCTATCATATCTACGGCTTTAGTATCTTTTAATATTTTTGAGGCATTTTGATCTATATCATGACCTGTCCAAAATGCATATAATATATTTGGATTATTTAATGTATTCTTAATTTGAAATATCTCATGTGGTAAACAACTAACAATTATTAAATCTAATGATAATTTATTTTCATTAATATAATTTAAATATGTATTTGCTGGTATATGTAATATATCTTTAATTTTATCTAATTTATCTCTTTTATTAAATAAATAAATATCATTTCCTCTATTTTTCATTTCTTCTATAAAATAACATATTGAACTTTGTGTCCCTCCTAATGGTTTTTCATAAGGAGTTGAAACATCATAAGACCATGCGGAATCAAATATAGCAATTTTCATAATGTCAAATATTAAAAATTTATGTTTAAATAAAATTATATAAATATTTATATAATTTTATTTATATTACATCAAAATATATGATTTTTTATTTAATTATTTAGTTATTATTAAAATTATTTATTATTTTTTTAATTTATTCGGATCAAAAAAGTATGTAAGTATATATAAAATTAATAATATTTATTATCATATTCATAATTATAATTATTATCATATTTATTATTATAATTATAATTATTATCATATTCATTATTATAATTATATTTATTATCAGATATATTATTTGTATTATTTGTATTATCACTAAATAATAATAATAAACTCAACATAAAAAATGAAAATAATATAATTATAATTATTAATATATATATTGTTTTTATATCGCCGATAATTGGAAATTTTATAGATTTATTTATAAATAATTTTATTTTACTTAATATATCTTGTTGTATTATTTGTGGTTGTTCTGGTGGTTGTGCAGGTGGTTGTGCTGGTGGTTGTGCGGGTGGTTGTGCTGGTGGTTGTGCAGGTGGTTGTGCAGGTGGTTGTGCAGGTGATTGTGCAGGTGGTTGTGGTTGTTCTGGTGATGAATTACTTATACCACAATTTTGTTTAAAACTTCCTCCTTCACCAATAGTTACATCACCCATTACAAAAGTTTGTTGAAGACATATTTCTTTAGGAAGATAACTATTTACAACAGCATTACTCCTTTGACTAGCGCATCTATTATCAACATTTTGTGCAAGCGTATCACTATCAAATGTAAATTTACCATCCGGTGATATTATATTTGTTATTTTTAATAAATCATTATTTTTAATTTCTTCATTATTATATAAATCGGTTTTAGGTTTTTTTAATAAATTATCATCTTTAAAATAACTATTAATACAATTACATTCTATATATGGATTTATTAATTTATCATTATTATTATTAGTATCTGGATAAATACCATAATATTTATTTTGACCTTTTAAATTTTTCCTCTGTAATAAAACATTACCACATAATTTATTCATAAATGTATTACATTTATTATTTTTATTAACTATTAATGCACCACTTCCATCTATTAATTTTGATTCATATGTATCACCATCAAATATACATTTATTATTTAATTCAGATTCATTTTCAAAAATTTTAATTTTAGTAGCTATAGATTCTAAATTATTATTTTTATCAATATCAATAATTGGTATTGAAACATTTGTTTTTCTTGTACAACAAGCGCGTTTTTTCAATGTATTAGTATAATAAATTCTTTCATCATTATTATTAAAATAATTAGTATTTTCATTTAATGCCCAATTTTCAATATATTTAGTTAATTCTTTATCTTTAATTAAAAAGCCATCGCTAGCTGTTATTGCATTACCCATTATATATATAATATATGCTATAAAATATATTATCAAATATAAAATATATAAAATATAAAATATA